TTAAAAAGAAATGAATTATAAAGACTCTGGTGTTGATATAGAAGCAGGTAATGCTTTTGTAGAAAGACTAAAAAAGAAAGCACCTACTATTGGTGGTTTTGGCGGTATGTTTAAGGTTCCTCGTGGATACGAGGAACCTATTTTAGTATCTGGTGCTGATGGTGTTGGTACTAAAATTAATATAGCAAAGATTGATAGAGAATTTACCACTATAGGTATTGATCTTGTTGCTATGTGTGTCAACGATGTAATCACTTGTGGTGCTAAACCTTTATACTTCTTAGATTATATTTCTACTGGTAAGATATCTCCTATCATAGATGAGATTATGGAAGGTATTCTTAAGGGATGTGAGATAGCAGGTATGGATCTATTAGGTGGAGAAACTGCTGAACATCCTAGACCTGCACCTCCACCAACATATGATGACGATCTTGATCTTGCTGGATTCTGTACAGGTATTGTAGAGAAGTCTGAGATAATAGATGGTGGTCTTATTAAGAGGGGTGATAAGATAATTGGTTTACCTAGTAGTGGAGTGCATAGTAATGGGTATAGTTTGATCAATGAGCTTATATGGAGACAGAAGATAAAGTGTAGTGATATGCCTGAGTTACTTACACCAACTACAATCTATGCAAAACAAATATATAAGTTGATGGATGAGATACCTATTGTTGGTATGGCACATATCACTGGTGGTGGACTAGAAGAAAATGTATCTAGGGTTACTCCTAATGCACAAATTGATTGGAGTTCTTGGGAAAGACCTGAGATCTTTAATAAGATTCAACAGGCAGGTGAGATAGAAGAAGATGAAATGAGGAGAGTATTTAACTGCGGTATTGGTTTTGTTTTAATAGTTCCACCAGACGTGGATGATTTAGATAACAATCTTATTGGAGAAGTAATATGAGATTAGGAGTAATGTGCTCTGGAGAGGGTACGAACTTTGAAAACATTTTAAGATATCCTCAGATGAAACATGAGGTTGTGTTAATGATACACAACACAAAGAAATGTGGTGCTATTAAGAGAGCAGCAAAGTTTGGTGTCCCACATGTAAGGGTCGCACACAAAGATGAAGATCAAATGATTCAACTCTTCCAAGCTTGGAGGGTTGATCTTATTATATTAGCAGGTTACATGAGGGTGCTTAGGAAACCATCAGAGTTTCATTGTCCTATCATAAATGTACATCCATCATTGTTACCTAAATACAAGGGTTTACATGCAGTAGAACAAGCACTAGAATCAGGTGATAAAGAGAGTGGATGTACTGTCCACTATGTTAATGAAGAGCTTGACGGCGGTGCTATAATAGAACAATCAAGAGTTCCCATCTGTGTTGATGATACAGTGCAGACATTACAGCATCGTATTCAACGGGCAGAATATAGACTTTTACCAATGGTTATAAACAATTATGAAAGCAAAGAAAGCATTACGAAAAGCACTAGAGCAGCCATGGCTGTATAATGAAGAGGAACTTAAAAGATTACAAGGTGCATTGAAACAAGCGGAAGATGTTGGTGTTCAAGAACTTTGGCATCGCCGTACTACATTAGGATTTGCGAATGAGCCTGACTTCTTATCAGAATAGAGATATAAATCCTCTTGCAAATCTGAGTGATTTTATCTGGTCAAAGGAAAAATCTTTATCTGAATCTTTTTGTGAGAATATGATTGAGAAGTTTGATGAATCTGATCATCAACAATATGACGGTGTGATAGGAACAGGACAAACTGATCCTTGGGTTAAGCAAACTAGAGATTTAATTATTGGTTCTCATTTGGATGATTGGCAGGAAGAGGATGATATTTTATACAAATCATTAAAAGATGGATTGGATGAGTATTCTTCTTACTTGGATTCTATTCACTCCTCTTTAGTTTTTAGTTCTCTTATTAAACTTCATGATGCAGGATTTCAAATTCAACGATATGAACCAGATGGTTTTTATGAGTGGCATCATGACTGGTCAATGAAGGATGGTTGCTCTAGATTGTGGACTTTTATCTGGTATTTAAATACAATTAAAACTGAAGATGGTGGGTATACACAGTTTATTGATGGAACTAAAGTTCAACCAAAAGCAGGTAAATTAATTATATTTCCAGCAACATGGAACTATTTACATCGTGCCTTTCCTCCTAAAGTGAGGAAATATATTGCAACAGGTTGGGTTTATGGTAGACTATGATTAAAGTATGGAGGATTTGGAAGTATGCATTGGGTAGCTTCTCTGACGAAAAAACTGAACCCTACGACAGCTACGTTGTTCTGGTACGTTCTATTATTTTCGTATCTTATCTCGTCACTAACTGTTTTATTATTAGCGGAGTGATCCGTCACTGGAATAATGTACCAACTGAAAGATTACCTATACAGCATCAATCAATCCAAGAAGAATATATTGGATGATGATCCTGATGCTTCTAAGAAGTATCCAGCATATGTAGTGAATAGATGCTTGTCATCCTTTACTGACACTGTGTTGTATGCTAATGAAATGAATAAGAATTCACATCTTCCACCTAAGATGCAATATGATTTTTTCATAAATAGTGTGAAACCAAGGAAGCGTTTTTCTCCTTGGGCTAGGAAAGATTCTATTGATTATCTTGACGTGGTTAAGGAGTATTATGGTTATAATGATGATAAGGCTCTCCAAGCATTAAGGATTCTCACCAAGGATCAACTAGATAAAATTACATATCTATTGAGAAAAGGTGGTAACAATGGCAAGCGAAATTGAAGTCCAGTGGAAACAATCTGACATGGTTGAGGTCACACTGGGTGAACCTGATGATTTTCTCAAAGTGAGAGAGACATTAACACGTATTGGTGTAGCTTCTAGGAAAGAGAAGAAGATATATCAATCATGTCACATCTTGCATAAGCAAGGAAAGTATTACATAGTTCATTTTAAAGAACTGTTTGCCCTTGATGGTAAGCAAACTAATTTTTCAAGTAATGATCTCCAGAGAAGGAATAGGATAGCAAAACTTCTATCTGATTGGGGATTGATTGGTATAGTTAATGAGACTCAAGTAGAAGACCTTGCTCCTTTGAATCAAATCAAAGTGTTAAGTTTTAAGGATAAGAGTGAATGGACACTAGAATCCAAGTATAATATTGGTAGGAAAAAGACAGAGGATTAATGGATGTAGTTGATAAACCACATCAGTGGGTGATACCATTAAGTTCACATCCCACTAGGGTTAGGTATGAGAACCCTAAGATATGGAGGTGGAAAAGTTGGGAACCGAATACACCATTTGCTCCAAAGTTTGATATTCCAATTTACATGGATCATTGTGGTGATGATTTGTCTAGTAAGTTAGTTGATATTATTTGTAAAGAATCTATATGTAGAGAAAGAGATTCAGATAACTGGATGACTTATAATATTTTTGATTGGGATTTTTTAGAATTAAAGGTTCTTTGTGATAAAATATATCACATGTATGAGGATTATGTAAGTGAGTTGGGATTACCTTGTTTAACTAAAGACAAAATATGGATTCGTGGATGGGGTCTTGCTCTTGATGATGGTAGAGGAGTAATGCACCATTCGCATTCTTTTCATGAGAATAGTTTTTTAAGTGGAAACCTTTCTTTATCAACACTCACTCCTTCCACAACAACTGATTATTATTTTCCATATCTCAGTTGGTATTTTGGTTATTGGATGGTTGAAAATACTCTTGGTAAAATAATGTTATTTCCTTCATGGTTAGAACATAGAGTAAAAGAAAACACTACTGGACAGGTACGGGTTTCATTAGCATTTGATATGTTTACCGAACATAGTATAGATTATGTTAGTAATAACCGTAACCAAAGTTCGGCACTCCAGAAAACTTTACTGTTGTCAAAACGAATGGATCATGTATAATTAGTAGTGTGATGCCTTCGGGGTCACAATACACATAGTCGCTTACGAGGACACTACAATGGTAACATTTAATTGGGATACCTATACCCCCTATATGCTAGGATTTGAAAATGACATCAAAAGAATCACCAGACTTGAAGCTCTTGCTGGAAGTGGAACAAGTTATCCACCTTACAACATTATTTCTGGACCAGATAACAGAACCACTTTGGAAGTCGCTCTTGCTGGATTTTCAAGATCAGATATTGAAGTCGCAACAGAGGAGAACCTCTTAACAGTATCAGCATACCCAGAGGCAGAGGAAGAAAGAGAATATGCTCACAAAGGAATCGCTTCTAGATCCTTTGCAAAGACATGGCAACTGGGTGATGATATTGAAGTTAAGGAAGTAGATTATAAAGACGGTCTACTCACGGTGGTACTAGAGAAGTTTGTACCAGAAGAGAAGCAGAAGAAGATTTGGTTCTCAGAAAAAAAGGGAACCTTGGAAGGTTCTAAATAAAATATCAAGGGGTGCTTGACACCCCTCTTTTTATTTGATATAATATAGCGAAAGAGATTTTTTAATATGGCAGAGACACCCACTACTGATGCTCCAACTCCAGTTGAGCATAATATTCGTGTAGTCCATTTGGTTACAGGAGAACATGTTATTTGTAATTTCGGACAGATACGAGAAGAGGTTGATGGTGAGCAAAAGTTTGTTGCTTATCAACTTCTATATCCTTTGACTCTTACTTTGACTGAAGGTGAAGATGGTACATTTAATGTAACATATCGTAGATGGAATCCTTATACTCCATATGAGGATCATAGAATTAATCCTACATCTGTTATTGCAGCAATGCCACCAGCAGAGGATATTCTAAAGAATTATGTGGCTAAATTACAAGAAGCAAATGTTGATTTGTCATTCTTGCCAAACAACGGAAACGATATACTAGGAATTACAGATGGACAGCAAGAACCTACAAGTGCTACGACTGAAGGACCAGTGGCTACTGGCACTGGTGGAGGAAGTTGAAGGAGCACCATTTGGTGAACCTGATTGTATTTTAGTTAATCCTATGCAAATTACACCAGAGGGTCAATTGACAGACTGGTTGCATTTTGCTGATAATAAGGAGACAGTTGTACGATCTTCTGATATAATGACTTTTGTTGAGCCTAGTAAGGAACTCCTTGCTAAGTATTTCAGCAACAGACCAATTGAACCTGAGATTCTGACTGAATGAAGTTCTATACTAATGTTGAACAGGTAGCAAACCGCCTTTTAGTACGTGGTACGAGGGCGGTTCTTCTTTCTC